CAGATATAAGATATTATCCTAACTTAGATAAACTATATACAAAATGTAAAAAATTTTTTAAATGTAATAACATTATTATAGGTTCAGGTAGTGATAGGTGTATAAAATATTTTTTTGAAGCAAATCAAAAATTTAATAACGTTATAACTACTAATCCATCTTTTCCAATGTATAAAGTATATAGTGAAATTTTTGGGTTTAATTATATAGGTGTAAATTATAAAACTTTAAATTTTCCTGAAGAAGAATTTTTAGATACCATAACTGAAGATAGTATAGTTATATTATCTAATCCTAATACTCCTATAGCGCATAAACTAAATATAGATTTTATAAAAAAAATACTTGAAAAAAATGTTCCTACTTTAATTGATGAAGCATATATAGAATTTGCAAAAGCAGAATCAGTATCACGCTACATAAAGAAGTACTCTAATTTATATGTTACTAGAACTTTTTCAAAAGCATTAGGAAGTGCAGGAATAAGAGCTGGAGTACTTCTATCAAATAAAAAAAATATTGAAAATGCTCTTCAATTTAGAGATATGCACGAAATAACAGGACTTTCAGCTAAATGGATAAAGATATTAATTAATAACTACCATTATGTTGAGAATTATATTGACTCTGTCTTAGATACTAAAAAAAATATTGAGAAAGTTTTGGAAAAGAGAAATATTTCTTATATTAACTCATATAGCAACTGGTTGCATATTAAAGAACCATTTGATATACCTGAAGGTATAGCAGTCAAGAAAGGCTGTAAACTTCCAGGATCTAATAATACCTGGACTAGAATGAGTATTTGCAGCTCAGTTAATTTTGACTGGATAAAAAATAATAACAATGGCAAAACAAAGTAAAAAAATTACTCAAGAAGAATTAGCTAAGTTTAACGGATTTATAAATAAACGTAAAGACATTCTTACTACATTAGGAGCTACTGAACTACAGCTAAAAAGTTTAAATAACCAAAAAGATCAACTTTTTACTTCCCTTGAAAAAATAGATGTATTAGAAAGCGAATTCAGCCAAGAATTAGCAACTAAATACGGAAAAGTCTCAGTAGATGTAAATACTGGGGAGATTACTTCTTAACTTAAACTGTTTTAGTTCTTTGCGCACTATTTATTTAAGTAGGTAACCATACTACATATACAATTGGTTTAGAATAAAGCACGATATTTATATAAAAACACTTAAATAATTTAACATGGCAGAGACTATAATTTCACCTGGTATCCTGACAAGAGAGAACGATATTTCATTCGTTTCCCCTGCTCCACAAGCAGTAGGCGCAGCTTTTATTGGACCAACGGTTACCGGGCCAATCGAACAACCAACAACAGTTACTTCGTTTGGTGAATACACTAGAAAATTTGGAAGAACTTTCGTTTCAGGGTCTACTTCTGTTGAATACTTTACTTCTCTAGCAGTAAAAAACTATTTTGACCAAGGTGGAACAACAGCATTAATTACAAGAGTTGTGTCTGGATCGTCCAATTGGGCAGCAGCTTCAGCAACTCCAATTTCAGGTTCTGGAGGCTTTGCAGCAACTGCCGTGATAGGTATAGAGACAATAGGTAAAGGTATTCAATATAACACCGTTGCAGGAGGAGATTATACTGACTCAGATGAGCTTACAAATGGTAATCTTAAGAGTGGTTCAGCAGACAATATAAGATGGGAGATATCTAATGTTGACATTAACAAAGGTACTTTTTCTCTTTTAGTAAGAAGAGGAGACGATAATCACAAGAGTAAAATTATTCTTGAAACATTCAGTAACTTAAGTTTAGATCCAAATCAGGATAATTACATCGAAAAGCAAATTGGTACAGCTACTACAAGTAAAACTTCAGACGGTACTAATACTTATTTAACTTCAAATGGTGAATTTCCTAATAGATCTAACTATATTAGGGTATCAGCAGTACATAAAAAGACTCCTGACTACCTAGCAAATGACGGAATTACTATTAATTTAGACGCAAATGATGCTAGCTATACGGCTTCTATACCTGTAGCGGCTTCAGGAGGATTTACTGCAGGAGTAGGAACTAATATACAAAACAATGCTCTTTTCTTCAAAGACATTTCAAACGCTGCAAACGGAATTCAAGGTCTTGCAGGAAGTGACTATAATGACGCTATTACTATCTTAGAAAATAAAGATGAGTATAGCTTTAACATTATATCAGCACCAGGATTAATACATTCATTCGCATCTAATGGTGCTACACAAACTGACAATATTATTTCACTAGCTGAAAACAGAGGAGATTGTATTGCAGTAGTAGACTTAGTACCACATGGAACTTCAGCAGTTTCTACAGTAACATCTGAGGCATCAGAAATCAATTCTTCTTATGCATCAGCATACTGGCCTTGGGTACAGGTAGGAAGTGCGACTGGTAAAAACGTTTACGTACCAGCTTCAGTAACTATTCCAGGAGTATATGCATTTACAGATGGAGCAGCCGCTCCTTGGTTTGCACCTGCAGGATTAGTAAGAGGAGGTATTCCATCAGTACTACAAGCAGAGAGAAAATTAACAAGATCTGAAAGAGATACATTATATTCTAGTAATGTAAACCCAATAGCTACTTTCCCTGGACAAGGTATAGCAGTATTCGGTCAAAAGACATTACAGAAAAAAGCTTCAGCTTTAGATAGAGTAAATGTACGTAGATTGTTAATCGAACTAAAAAAATTCGTAGGAGATCAAGCTAACACATTAGTATTTGATCAGAACACTATTACAACTAGAAATAAATTCTTAGCTGCAGTTAATCCGTTCCTGGATTCAGTAGTACAAAGACAAGGTTTATTTGCATTTAGAGTTGTAATGGATGATACTAATAATACAGCCGACGTAATCGATAGAAATCAATTAATAGGCCAGATCTTTATACAACCATCTAAAACTGCCGAGTTTATAGTTCTAGACTTTACTTTAGAACCAACTGGTGCAACTTTTGGAGGATAATTTAATTAACCTATATTTATAATAAAGAAACACAATGGCAATATTAGATACTAACGAGATAATGTTTAGAGCTTTCGAACCGAAAGTACAGAACAGATTTTATATGGTAATAGACGGAATAGAATCGTTCATGGTAAAGAACGTTGCTGCTCCTAACTTTACAGATGAGGTTGTAAAATTAGACCACATTAATTCATACAGAAAAATAAGAGGAAAAAGAGAGTGGGGAGAAATGACTATGACGTTATATGATCCAATCACTCCTTCTGGAGCACAACAATGCATGGAGTGGGCTCGTTTGTCTTATGAGTCCGTAACCGGTCGTGCTGGTTATTCAGACTTCTACAAAAAAGATATCACCTTGAATCTTTTAGGACCTGTAGGAGACATTGTTTCTGAGTGGATTATTAAAGGTGCTTTTGTTACTAACTTTAACCAAGGATCATTCGATTGGGCTACATCAGAGACTGCTGAGCTTGCAATCACTGTGAACATGGATTACTGCATCTTGAACTACTAAAATCAGATACATATTTATTGAAAGACCCGGATTTCTTCCGGGTTTTTTGTTGTATAATAAATTTTTTATTCGTATATTTATATAAAAACAAGTTTTAAACCAAGTATTTATGGATGCAAATTTTAAAGTTCCTACTGAAACAGTAGAACTTCCATCAAAAGGATTACTTTATCCTGCTGATTCCCCTCTTTCTAGCGGTAAAATAGAAATGAAATATATGACTGCTAAAGAAGAAGATATATTATCTAATATTAACTTTATTAAAAAAGGTACTGCCATTGACAAACTAATGCAATCTCTTATAGTAGATAAAAAAATTAATTATAAAGATTTATTAGTAGGAGATAAAAATGCAATAATGGTAGCGGCTAGAATTTTATCTTATGGCCAGGAATATACTTTTACTTATGATGATCAAGAATATAAAGTAGATTTATCAAAAGTCGATAATAGAGAATTAGACGAAACTTTAATTAAAGACGGTAAAAATGAATTTCCATTTACTTTTTCTAGAAGCGGAAACGAAATTACTTTTAAATTTCTTACTCACGGAGACGAAGTAAATATAGAGAAAGAAGTAGAAGGTAGAAGAAAGATTAATAAAGATAGTAATACTGCTGGTTCAACTAGATTAAAGTATCTTATTACCTCTATCAATGGTCAAACAGATTCTAAAGCTATTAGAGATTTCGTAGATAACTATCTACTAGCATCTGAAGCAAGAGAATTAAGACTCCATTATCAAACTATATCTCCAGATATAGACCTTAAATTTAACGTCGAAAACGACGACGGCAGTGAGGAGGCTGTCGATGTACCTGTAGGGATAAACTTTTTTTGGCCTGACGTCCGAATATAGAGCTAATCTTTTTAAACAAATACATCAAATAGTTTTTCATGGTAACGGTGGGTTTGATTATCAGACAGTTTATAATATGCCTATCTGGTTAAGAAGATATACATACCAAGAAATATATGAATATCATGAAGAACAAAATAAAAAGAATAAGGGTAAAACTACAATAGACAATAAAGTGATGGGACCAGCCATCAAACCAGACTATACTACTAAGGCTTCTAAATAATTATAGGAGCCTTTACTATTTATAATAAAATCTTTTTTCATGGCAGAGGACATTAGGAACAATATAAAACTCCAAAAAGAAAGAGCAGCGCAGTTAAATAAAATTAACATGCTCGGTCAAGAGTTCAATAGTATCATGAAAGATGCTTCTATTAATATGAAGCAACAGCTTAAAGATGCAGGAGCAACTCAAGCTGAAATTCAAGATATGGTTAAAGGATTTGGATCGTTTAACACTCTTGCCAGAAAAGCAGCAAAACTATCAAAAGAAGATTTAGCCAACAGAAAAAAAAGAAATGAACTTCAAAGTGCTTCTAATAAAGTTTCAGATGAAGCAGTACAGATAGCAGCTAAAATACAAAAATATGCAGATACTGCTAGTAAATTAGAAGATAAAGCTGCTAATGCATCAGGAAAGAAAAAAGCTGCATTAGAAGCTCAAGCTAAAAAAAATAGAGAATTAGCTGCTTCTGCGGAAAGACAGTTAGATATTGCGCAAGACTTGCAGAAAAATATGCAAGAAATGCTTGATCTTTCTACAAAGATTACAAAAGCAGGTAGATTCTTTTCTTTCTTTTCAGACTTAGTCGGTGACGTTCCAGTACTTGGTACTATCTTTAATAATTTAACTAAAGCAGCTGAAAAATTTGATGAATCGATGGCTGCTGGAGAAAGTACAATAAAAGCTACTTTAAGAGGATTAGGAGAATTTGTTAAATTAGGAGCTAAAGCTCTTGCTGTATTTGTTGCATCTTCAGCTATAAAAGGTATGAATATACTAGATAAGGCTGTAGTCTCGATTAACAGAAATCTAGTAATGGCTGGTAAGTCAGCTTCTATTGCCCTAGGAAATATTAGAGCAGCTGCTGCAAGAACTGGTATGACTTTAGAAAAGTTACTACCTATCAATCAGGCTTTAAATGAAACGTTTGGTACTTCTGCTGTATTTTCAAAAGATACTTTAACTGCCCAATCATTACTGGTAAATAAATTAGGACTATCTGCAGAAGAAGGTGCTAAACTTTTTAAACAAACCGCAGGTTCTAATGAAAATGTAGGAGAATTTGTTAGAAGCACAGCTGATTTAGTTACTAATTTTAACAAAACTAATGATAGTGCTTTTAGTATAAAGACTATACTTCAAGACGTTAGTCATGCTTCGGCTCTTACCTCTATTAATACTAGTAAATTTCCTGGAGGAATTAGAAGAGCTGCTTTAGAAGCAAGGAGATTAGGTACTTCACTAGAAAAAACTAACAGTTTGATGGAAGGGTTCCTTGATTTCGAACAGTCTATTGTGGCTGAACAAGAAGCTGAGGCGTTCATAGGTAGGGACTTAAATTTATCAAGAGCTAGAGCATTTGCTTTAGAAGGTAATAGAGCTGGCGTGCTAGAGGAAATAAGAAAACAGATGGGCTCTATTGAAGAGTTCAACAATCTTGGTTTGATAGGACAGCAAAAACTAGCTAGAGCTTTTAATGTGTCTGCTGATGAGTTAGCTGGTATGTATAAGAATTCAAAAGCAATGGGTGAAGCATCTAAAGAAAATGCTAAAGAAGGAGGTGAACAAGCAAAATCTGGACAAGAACTTATTAATAAACTACAGAGTCAAGTAACGTTAGGAGAAAGTTTTGCATCATCTATGGAACGAATTCAAATGGCATTTGGACAGATTTTAATGCGATTTGCTCCTGAAATAAAAAATTTTCTAGCTTTTGCTGCTAGCAAAGCCGAGCAAATGATGAACTTTTTACAATCACCTGGAGGTCAAAAGCAAGTACAAAGAATAAAAAATGGTATAAAAGCAATAGGTAGGTTCCTTATGGATGATGTACTTCCTGCACTGAAAAGTACTTTTGAATGGTTAGGTCAAAATCAAATTGGTGCTGAAAACTGGAAAATAGTTTTAAGTGCCATTGCAGGTTTTAAATTTATAGGACTTGTATCTACATTACATACCATGTACAAAACAGTAACAAGTATAGGAAGTGCTTTCGGGGCTAAAGGTGCTATTGGTCAAGCATTTACAAAAGGTGGATTATTTGGTAGCGGTGGTAGAATAGCTGAAGCATTTAAACCAGGAGGTGCTATTATGGATGGAATTAGCAGTTTTTCTAAAACTATAAGTGGTGCATTCAAAGGCTTACCAGGAATGGATAAATTAGGTCAGATGTTTTCCGGTGC